TTATGGAGGGTAAGGAATGGATTTTTGTTAATGGTAAATGGACAGAACAAGATATTGAAGAGGCTAGAGCCACTATTTCTGGTGCAAATTCAGCACATTTAGAAGAAGAAAAGCTCCAAGTCTTTAACAATTTCTTAGAAAAACTGTCCAAAATCTAATAGAAATCTGTATAAATATAAATAGTTTATTAGATTATATAAAAACTAGATAATCCGAAAATAAGGAGAGAAGAAATGGGAGTAGAATCCAAAATCAGAGAACTGCTTGAAGGTAAGTTGCAAGACGATACCGTAGCAGTTATAGATGAACAGGAAGCTGGCGATCGACAACCACCTATGCAAGGCGGTAGTTCAAGAGCTAACTTACCTACATCTTCCGCGGACCCACACCGTCCGTTGGACAAAACAGCTGGTGACAAAACTAATCCTTTACAAGGTAATTCCAATCCTAATCCTGAGCAGCAAGACCTTAGTGGTACTAGCAACCCAGAAGGTGGATTAACAAGCCCAGTAGGAAAGGCAGCTTCAGATAAAGCATCTAAGGCTCCTGGACTAGAAGGTGACGGTGCTGGTAAAGCACCTAACTACACAGATACTACGGACGCTCGTACAGTAGTTAACCAACCTAGCTCAGCAGGCAACAGAGGACCTGTTGGCGAGAGTGAAGAAGGTAGCGAAGGCGAAGAAACTTTAGAAGAAGTTATTGAGACTGAAGATGAAGTCGTAGCAGAAGAAGATACTGTTGAGGAAGCACCAAAGGAAGAAGAAGTAACAGCAGAGGCAGAAGAAGAAGTCGTCGCTGAAGAAACTGATGAAGAAGAGGAAGAATCTTCCGAAACACTTTTTGAAGAAGACATTGCTAACTTATTTGCCGACGAAGAGCATCTTTCAGAAGAATTCAAAACAAAAGCAGCCTCATTATTTGAGACTGTCGTTGTAGCTCGAGTCAATCAACAAATCGATTCTATTGAAGACGAACTTGTTGAGGAAGCCAATAAGGCTTTCGAAGAAGCTAAAGCAAAGCTAGTAGAAAACATTGACAAATATCTCAGTTATGTAACTGAGCAATGGATGTCAGAGAATGAACTAGCTGTTGAGAATGGTCTTAAGAATGAAATCACTGAGAGCTTTATTAAAGATCTTAAAGAGACATTCCAAAACCATTACATCGATGTTCCTGAAGAAAAATTCGATGTACTAACAACTCAACAAAAAGAAATAGACGAGTTAAAATCTAAGTTAGACGAAGAGATTAACAAGTCCGTTGAAATCAGCGAAGACAGGGAACAACTGCAAAAGGAAAGAGTATTCCGTTCCGTGGTTGACGATCTAGCTGAAACAGAGGTTGAAAAGTTTGCAACTCTAATCGCTGACGTAACTTACGACAACGAAGAGATGTACACTTCTAAACTAAATGTTATCAAGGAAAATTATTTTCCTAAAGCGAAAGCAGATGATAGCGATAAGCTAGAAGATAGCGTTGATCAGGGAACATTAGAAGACGGAACTGTGATGAGTAAATATGTACAAGGTATTTCTCAAGCGGTCAAGTTTTCCGATGTTAAAAATTAAAATTATTATAAATAATTAGGTTATAATAAATAACAAACGTAAAACAAGGAGAAACTGATGTATCTTTCAGAAGAACTACAGAAAAAGTGGCAGCCCGTATTGCAGCATCCTGATCTACAAGAGATCTCGGATCCTTACAAGCGTGCGGTTACGACAGTAGTGCTCGAAAATCAGGAGAAGGCTCTCCGTGAGGAGAAGGAAGCTCTTTTCGAGGCTACACACACAAACCAAACAGGTGCAGGCGTTGACAACTACGATCCGATATTAATATCGTTAGTTAGACGTGCTTTGCCTAACCTTATGGCTTATGACGTTTGTGGCGTACAACCTATGTCAGGCCCAACAGGTCTTATCTTCGCAATGAAGTCACACTATACCACAATGGCTGGTACAGAGGCTTTATTTAACGAAGCTGATACAGACTTTTCGGGTGCAGGAACACATGCTGGAGCTAATCCAGTAGATGGTACCTACACAACTGGCGCTGGTGTATCTACAAGCACAGCTGAAGGCTTCGGAGACTCAACTACACTTAATGAAATGGCGTTTTCAATCGAGAAGACAACTGTTACTGCTAAATCAAGAGCATTGAAAGCAGAATACACAGTTGAACTTGCACAAGATTTAAAAGCTGTTCATGGTTTAGATGCAGAATCCGAGCTAAGTAACATCCTTTCACAGGAAATACTTGCTGAAATTAACCGTGAGGTAATCAGAACTATTTACAAAGTAGCAAAAACAGGCTCAGCCTCAACTGCTACGGCTGGAACTTTTGACTTAGATGTCGACAGTAACGGTAGGTGGTCTGTAGAAAGATTTAAAGGTCTATTGTTTAACATTGAACGCGATGCTAACGTAATTGCACAAGACACAAGACGTGGAAAAGGTAATTTTATTATCTGTTCTTCAGACGTGGCTTCTGCTCTTGCAATGGCTGGTGTTTTAGACTATGCTCCAGCATTATCAACAAATTTAAACGTTGATGACACAGGTAATACATTTGCCGGAGTTCTAAACGGTCGTTACAGAGTTTACATAGATCCATATTCTGCTAACACAGGAGCTGCTAGTCAGTTCTATGTAGCAGGTTATAAAGGCACTAGCCCTTATGACGCAGGTCTTTTCTACTGTCCATACGTCCCACTTCAAATGGTTAGGGCCATAGACCCTAGCACATTCCAACCTAAGATTGGTTTCAAGACTAGGTATGGCATGATTGCTAACCCATTTGTAATGAAGGCTGACGGAACTACAGATGCTGACACATTTACAGCAGATCGTAACCAGTATTATAGATCAGTAAAAGTTACAAACTTAATGTAAATTAAGTCGTAACCTTTATAAGGTTAAACTGAAAACACCCGCGATCGCGGGTGTTTTTTTATCTAAAAGATTTACTTTTGATTAACGAATTCGTTAAGCTCTTGTGCCACTGCAATAACATCACTTGCTGAGATGCTGGTTGTAGGCATAGGCTTTTTATCGTTAGGAAATGAATCGTTGTGCATGTAAACTGCATCAACTTTTCTTTGATGGTTATCCTGTAGGATACCTTGTGCTTGTGAAAGTAAGTCGGCTCTGATTTCGAACCCTGATTTATTATCTGACATAATATTCTCCTGTGTGTGTTTGTGTCATGTCCTTAATGGACACAATTATTTATAAAGGTCTTTCCAATGAGTTACAGTAATAGGTGTCCTCTCTTCCATTATTTTATTGTATGCTACGAATTCACGTTCCATCTCTTCCTCACTCCAAAACTCATTAAAAATTTCTTTATGCCCAAACGCAACAGAATTTGTCTTCAGTGCCTGGTGGGGTTGACCAATATAGTTTTTTAATTTATTAAAGTCTATGATATTAAATTTAGTATCAGTTAATCTAAACAGGTAGTGGACAGAATGACTTCTTATCCAATCTGTTTTCCGCCAAGGTGATAAGTGAGAAATATATTTTGAACTCTTGATTGCAGATAAAAGTCTATCGTAGGGGTTCCGCACAACAACAATTTTTTCTTTTGTTTTTGTCAGTTTGAAGTCCCTTACCCAAAAGGGTTGATCAGTCTCAAAATCAAAAAGGTTTTGTTGGGTCCAAGGAGGTATGTTAAAATAATCAAACATGCTGGTATGGCCACACCTTTCAAGGCAAACAACACATAGTTTATTATCGTTATAGTAAAACATATTACAGTATTTATTAAATTGGTATTCAACCTTCTTTACTTCTGGTTACAATGAAAGTATTATAAATACTATTACATTAACGGAGGCCGCATGGCGTACAGTAAACAGGTAGTAGAAAGATTTGAATCAGTATTAAAAAACCCAGAGAAACATGCAGTAGGCAGATTTGATCCTAATGATCCAGATGTTGCCACTGGAATGACAGGAGCACCAGCTTGTGGAGATGTCATGAAGTTAGATCTCAAATTAGATCCGGAAACGGATACAATTTTAGATGTGAAATTTAAGACTTATGGTTGTGGCTCAGCAATAGCGAGTTCAACATTGTTTGTGGACATGCTTAAGGGTAGGACGATTGAAGAGGCTAAACTTATTAAAGATAGAGATATAGCAAAAGCATTAGAGTTACCGCCTATTAAGTTACATTGTTCTGTATTAGCAGAGGCTAGCATTAATCAAGCAATTGTGCATTGGGAACAGAAGAAAACGGATCGTAAACATAATAGAGGACCTGAATGAATATAGATTTTACTGATGATGCCTTACTACATGCTATCGAAAAGGTAGAGAGTAATAAAAGACAAGGCATACGGTTTGCCTTAATAGGCGGAGGGTGTGCAGGATTCGAATATGAATTTGATTATGCTGACGCACCACTAGAAGAGAGTGATATCGAAATAGATTTTGGAAAATTTAAGATGTGGGTATGCTCCTTATCAGAAAATTATTTAGATGGTACTACTATTAGTTGGATGAGGGACGGATTAAACGAAGGGTTTCAATTTAATAATCCTCAACAGTCATCAGCGTGTGGGTGTGGAGTATCGGTACAGTTTTAAATTATAAATTATTATGGCATATATAGGAAAGTTTAAAGGGTTGACACCAACAAAAAAGTGTTCAAGCCAAGGACAAGGCGGACGTGGAAGAAGAGTTAAAATTTCTACAAGTACAATGAACAAAAACAAAAGAAAGAGTCACAAGAAATACAGAGGACAAGGTAGATGACAACAACAAATATTGCTAATGTAACGGAGGCAAGTTGGAGCAGTAATAATCCTAATGAACTGGATTATTTACGACCCAATGCCTTTAAATTTCAGATACATAATATTCCTAACGTGTCTTACTTCTGTCAAGCAGCAAACATTCCGGAAATGAATCTACCACCGGCAGTATTTCCCACACCACTTGTTGATATACCACATGCAGGAGACAAATTAGACTTTGGTGTGTTAATGATACGGTTCTTGATTCAAGAGGACATGAAAAACTATAAAGAGTTATATGACTGGCTTATCGGACTAGGCTTTCCAGAGGATCACAAACAACACCAAACATTTAAAGACACACAAACATATAGGTTTCCAGATGTTGAACCCAAAGCATTTACTTCATCAGATGCCAGCTTGTTTCTATTAGACTCAAACAATAATCCACAAACTCAATTTATATTTAGAGATGCTTTCCCTGTTAGTTTACAAGGGTTAGACTTTGAAATATCATCAGGCCAAACAGACTATATGGTTGGTGTGGCTATGTTTAGATACAGAGATTATATAATTGAAACAACAACACAGCCTGTTTCGTTTGTACCTACTAATGTTGGACCAACTATTACTTCATCAGGGTTCTTCTGGGCAGCAGAGAACCAAACAGCAATTGGTACCATTGTAGCTACTGATCCTGAGAATAATACATTGACTTACAGTATAGCAGGTGGTGATGCAAGTTCTATGAGTATAGTCTCATCAACTGGAGTATTAACATTCGGTACTGCACCAAATTATGAAGTCAAGGACCGTTATACAACGACAGTTAGCGTTACAGACGGTACAACAACAGTAAAACAAAATCTTATTATTACAATCACTGACGAAGCCGATTAAACGGTACTCTTGTTACTTGATCCTTGGTTAGGTATCAACTATAATTATACTATGATTACATTAAATGAACTGCAGGACATGTGGGTTGAAGATTGTAAAATTGACGACTTAAATTTAGGTCCTGAGTCTACAAAAACACCAGAACTTCATGCCAAGTATTTAAACATGTTGTCTACGTTTAAATTACAGTTGCGCAAAAATAAATCCAACTTACTATCCCTACGACGTATCAAGTGGAAGTATTATCGAGGGGAATTAACACAACAAGAGCTTAATGAGTTTGGCTGGGATCAGTACCTAGGTAACGCTCCTTTGAATAATCAGATGAATGACTTCTTAGATACAGACCCAGATATTATTAAACTAACTGATAAAGTCGAGTATATAGACACTTGTATAACCCTTATAGAGGGTGTTATGAGGAGTTTAAATAGCCGTTCTTTCGATATCAAAAACGCTATTGAGTGGACCAAGTTTACTAACGGCCTTTTATAGTGAGAAAAAAATGACGACCTTTTTGGAGCAAAAAAAGTTTTGATAAAAGTAAAACAAAAAGATTCTGTATATCTTAAAATAGATACAGACTTGAGCACTGATCAAGAGATATGTGACTTCTTTACTTTTGATGTTCCAGGAGCTAAGTTCATGCCACTATACAGAAATAGAATGTGGGACGGTAAAGCTAGACTATATAGTATGTACACGAAAGAATTATATGTAGGGTTACTGCCTTACTTAAAGGACTTTGCTAATACATTAGAATACGAAATGGAAGTAGACGTAGATGATATTAGTGAACAAACAGATGTAAAATTATTAACAGACTCATTAAGGTTACAAGCAAATGGCAAAGAAATTCAAATTAGGGACTATCAAAGGGACGCAGTTGATCATTGTATTAGAGAAGGTAGATCTTTACTTCTTTCTCCCACTGCTAGTGGTAAGTCTCTCATTATATATTCTCTGGTAAGGTATCACCAAGCGAGAGGACGCAAGCAACTCATTGTAGTACCAACAACATCATTAGTAGAACAGATGTATGGTGACTTTGAGGACTATGCTAGTGCAGACCCGTGGAAGGTTTCAGAAAACTGTCATAGAATATATGGTGGCAAAGATAAGACTAATGAATGGCCAATAACTATCAGTACATGGCAATCAATATACAAGTATCCGAAGGCATGGTTCAAAGACTTTGATGTATTCTATGGCGATGAGGCTCATTTATTTAAGGCTAAATCCCTTACAAGTTTAATGAATAAATGTACTAACACACCCTATAGGATCGGGACTACGGGTACACTAGACGGTACTAAGACTCATAAATTAGTATTAGAAGGCACGTTTGGACCTGTGCATAAGGTTACTACAACTAAAAAATTAATGGACGACAAACAACTGGCAAATTTAAAAATTATATGTTGCACTTTAAATTATAAAGATGCTGAAAAGAAAGATATGAAAAAGAAAACATATCAAGAGGAAATAGATTGGATTGTTACTAACCCTCAGCGAAATGAGATCATTAAAAACTTAACGATAGCACAAGAGGGCAACACATTATTACTATTTCAGTTCGTAGAAAAGCATGGAAGGGTATTATATGACATGCTTAAAGGCGAAGATCGTTCTGTGTTCTTTGTACATGGTGGAACAGATACAGAAACAAGAGAAGAAATAAGAGCATTAACAGAAAAAGAAAGTAATGCTATTATTGTTGCTTCGTACGGCACATTTTCTACGGGTATAAATATAAGGAACTTACATAATATTGTCTTTGCCTCTCCTAGTAAGAGCAGAATAAGAAACTTACAATCAATAGGAAGAGGACTTCGTAAAGGAGACAAAAAGGTTGTATGTAACTTGTTTGATATTGGTGATGACTTATCGTGGAAATCACACAAGAATTATACATTGAATCATTTAATAGAACGTATTAAACTCTATAACGAAGAGGGGTTTAACTATAAATTGGTAAAAATAAATGTCTAAACAAGAAATTAGTATAGTAAAATTGATGGACGGCTCAACGCTAGTCGGCAAAGTTAGTTATGGAGACGACGTAGTAAATATAGAACACCCTATTGAGTTAGTACCTCAAATTATGCCCACACCACAAGGTGTATTAGGAGAATCTATAAATTTAAGACCATGGGTAGCAGTGGCAGAAGAACAAATCTTTTCTATAGATAGGAAGAACGTTATCACGGTGGCAGCATTACAAGAAAATTTTATTTCAGGATATCATAGAATGGTTAAGTCAATATATTTTGGCAGGCCTGAATGGCGTGGCGACTTTATAGAAGAACTTCCTGAAATGGACCTTGAAGAACTACCAGAAGAATTAGACATTGAAACGCTAACTGAATTAGCTGAAGCAGTAATGAAAAAACAAATACATTAGGAGTATATTATGGCAAAAAGGAGAGACCCAAACTCAGCTCACTACATAGACAACAAAGAAATGCTTGTCAAGATAAGTGAGTATAGAGAGAGAAGAATAGAAGCAGAAGAATGTGGTGAACCAAAACCACGTGTAACTAATTACTTAGGAGAGTGCTTTGTTAAAATAGCAAACCACTTGGCCTTCAAATCAAATTTTGTAAACTACACATTTAGAGATGAAATGATTTTAGATGGTATTGAAAACTGTCTTACATATATGGACAACTTTGATCCAGCAAAATCTAAAAATCCTTTTGCATACTTTACACAGATTACATACTACGCTTTTATTAGACGTATCCAAAAAGAGAAACGTCAAATGGAAACCAAATTTAAATATATTAAGAGCTTAGATATAGAACAAATTTTACAATCAAGTGCTGATGGTTCAGACCATTCCAATGAGTACCTTAGTTATATGAGAAACATCATTGAGCAACTTGAAGCAGACAATGAGAAAGCTGATAAGGCTAATGAAGGTAAGAAAGAAGTTAAACGTAGACCACTATATTTAGACAAGAAAATTAAAGCAAAAGAAGCAGCAGAAGCAAAAGCAGCAGCCCAAAAGGGTAAGTAGGTAGTTGACTCGAGGTTATTTAGATCATATAATGTTACATAATGAAAATAAGATATAGCGAAGTATTTTATAGCGTACAGGGTGAAGGAAGATTCGTAGGTGTTCCTAGTATATTCTTACGAGTTTTTGGTTGCAACTTTGAGTGTAGAGGTTTTGGACAGGAGAGAGATAATATAATTCCTGTCGAGGAAATGCCTTACTTTACAGATCCTAAAGCAGATAAAACACATCCCGAAGCATATAAATCCATAGCAGAATTGCCTGTTACACCGGTAGGGTGTGATAGTTCTGCCAGTTGGGCTATGAAATATAAACATTTACAATTAACAGAAACATTAGAAGAAGTTTTCGATCGTATTGTTAAACTATTACCTAATGGTAGGTTTGATGAGAAGAACGATATCCATTTAGTCATAACAGGTGGTGAACCTCTATTGGGTTGGCAAAGGTGTTGGCCAGCCCTCTTGGATATGTGTAGAGAAGTTGGTTTACAGAATGTTACTTACGAAACTAATGGGACACAAGATTTACAACAACAGTTGATAGACTATTTTAATAATGAAGGTAAAGATTTACATATAACTTGGAGCACTTCTCCTAAGTTAAGTTTATCAGGCGAAGAACAGTTTGACGCACTAGTCCCAGAGGTATTAGAGGGAATGAACAAGGTAGAAAATAGTCACTTATATAACAAATTTGTGGTGAGAGATATGTCAGACTTCAAAGAAGTAGATGAATTTGTAGAAGCATACACAGAAGCAGGAGTTAAGTTAGATGCTGTTTATTGTATGCCTGAAGGCGCTACATTAGAACAACAAACTCTAACAGAAAAAGATGTAGCAGAGGCTTGTATGCAGACAGGGTATAAGTTTAGCCCTCGACTACATATAACATTATTTGGCAACGCATGGGGTACATAAATGAAGAATAAATTATTAGATTGGATGGATAAAAAAGCAGGAGGAGTAACGGAGAGTGAAATTTATCAAAGCAGATGGGTGTGGTATCATACTATATTAGCTTTTGAAATATTTTTTACTAATATTATATTGCTTGCAATATTTTTACTTCTAGCAATTAAGTTATGAACAAAAGACAGAAGCAAGCACTTAAAGAATCGTTGGTTACAGTATTTACCGGCCTAATAATTAATTGGCCTATAAGTGTGGGCCTTTTGTACTTGTTCATAGATGTATTAGAATTATCAACCTTTACAATATCAATATTATTAACAGGGTGTTTTACATGTATTGCAATCGTTAGAGTTTTCGCTATTAGAATGTGGTTTACAAAATGACAGACAATATATATGTAGGTTGGAAGGAGATGTATAATATATGTCTTCTTATGGCTCTACAAATAGGTGAAAGAAATTATAAAAAAATTGTAGGTGTTAGTAGGGGAGGTCTTGTTCCAGGAGTTATTCTATCCCACGCATTAGACATTCCTTTTGAACCTTTACAATGGCAAACTAGAGATGGCAACAAAAAAGATACACTTTCAGTTGCATTAAAATCAACAGAAGATCCAAACGATATATTATTTGTAGACGATATATGTGATAGTGGATTAACAATAGGATCAATTAGGAACATTTTTCCAGAAAGTCAATGGGCTGTACTTTACTCCAAAAAGGGTAACATGGGTATTGACTTTGAAGGTGAAAGGCTCTATAATAATAAACAATGGATAGTATTTCCTTGGGAGAAAAAATAATGAGTGTAAGTGATAAGATTAAGCAACGTTTAGAAGTAGATGGTAAGCGTTACTATGCAGCAGATAACATATCAAAATATATAAGTGCAGTTGAAAAATCAGATCTAATCGATGAACTAACAGAAAAGTTCGAAGGTGTTTTAGATGCATTAATTATAGACAGGCACAACGATCCTAACAGTATAGACACAGCTAGACGTTTAGCAAAAATGTATATACTAGAAATAATGGGTGGAAGATATGACGACGATCCTAGAATAACAGCATTTCCTAATGATGGAAAGTATGATCAATTGATTACAGTTAGAATGGATTTAAAAAGTATGTGTTCACATCATCACCAACCAGTGAATGGTGTATGTTATGTAGCATGTATGCCAGGAGAAGAAGTTATTGGACTGTCTAAATATACTAGAGTGGCACAGCATTTAGCATCACGTGGCCACTTACAAGAAGAGCTTTGTGAAATGATAGCTTATAGAATTGAGAAACTTACAAAGTCTAAGGCAGTAGGTGTTTATATTAAAGCAAGACATGGGTGTTGTGAGAACAGAGGCATTAGAGCTAGTAATAGTAGCACACAAACAACAGTTCTAAAAGGTGAACTAAAGACGAACCCTTCACTAAAAGAAGAGTTTATGGACAATATAAAATTACAGGAAATGAATGGTGGACACGCATAGTAGACAAGTAGTATTAGATTTAGAAACATTATCAACTAGATCTAATGCAGCTATTGTTTCAATAGGAGCAGTAGCAATTGAGAATTTAGAAATAGTAGATGAATTTTATGTAAATGTAGATGCCAAGACTTGTAAAGAGGCAGGCTTACATATAGATCCACTAACAGTAGAGTGGTGGGCTCAACAAGACATGGAAGCAAGACAGGCACTAACAGTAGATCCTTTGCCTTTAGATGAAGCAATAGATAAATTCGTTACGTTTTTTAAAGAAGGAAACATTTGGGGTATGGGTGCCAATTTTGATGTTGTTATAATGGAAAACGCTATGACATTATCAGGTTGGAATTCTAATAGAGATGCCAGAGAAAAATACCCTTGGAAGTTCTGGGATATTTATTGTCTAAGAACTTTAATGAATGTATTAGATAAACGTTTACCAAAAGCCAACAACCATAATGCTTTAGATGATGCAAAAGCTGAGGCAGATATGCTTATAGAAATTTTAAAGACATGAAACACACCTTAGATTATGTAGTATCAGGAACCTCATACATGCGTTTGAGTAATCCTAATATTGCTTTTGATGAAACCAATACAAGCATTGTGTCTATGCTAATAAAAAAATTAGTACAAGATCAATTCAGTCATAAGTTTTCATTACTTTATAATGCACACACAGAACATTCTTTTGGTGATAGATTCAAACCATATCATGACGCAGCACATAGCATACATGCAGACTCAGGTGGACTACAAATTGTTACACAAGGAATGACAATTACAGACGAATTAAAAGAAAAAGTATATAGGAACCAGGCTAAAGGAGCTAATGTTGGTATGTGCTTTGATGAGATACCTGTTATACTAACAGGAGAACGCTCAGATAGGAACGATGTTAAACAAAGGTTCTTTGATCACGAAAACTATGAAGAGCTAGCAAGAAAAACTGGACGCAATGTTAAAAGACAATTAGAAATTTTTGAAGAAGAAGGTAGCAGCTGTGAACCATATATTATCTTACAAGGTAATGATGTAGAGACTTATTTGAGATGGTATGAATGTTTAATGGAAGAGATACCAAGTGAATGGCACACTAGGATTGGTGGTGTGGCAATGGGAGCAGCTGCTCTTGGAACAGGACCACTAGAAGATGTTAAAAGATCATTTATAGCATCAGAAGTAGCAAAGACATGGCCAAGAGATAAGATGCACTTACATATATTAGGAGTAGGTTCAATAAGACGTATTGTTCCTTACTTAGTCTTTTGTCAGAACGGTTTATATGATAACGTAGAGATATCTTATGACTCTACTACACACAGCAGGGCGGTTGAGACAGGGTTATTCTACATGGGACAAGGCACAACTAAGTTTAATAGACAGATGTCCAATTTGTATCGCGAAATGTATCAAAACTGTATGGAAACGATCAATTTGGGTGTAGAAATAGACGAATTTCATAAATTATTAAACACCCCGAGTATGAAAGCTAAAGAAGAATACGGCAACTTGAATACGTGGTTGTATGTGAGGACAGCTTTTATACTAATGTCTATTAGAAACTTCATGCAACACTTAGAACAGATGTTGTTAGATAAGGATGCCCTTTTAAAGTTTACTCGTAAGATGAAACTTGATGGACAGTTTAGGAACCTATATAATGTAAAAAATAAAGATGATTATATGGCGTGGGAAACAAATCAATATTTAGGTGGAGCTATGAAGTCCATGGCAGTAGCTAAAGAAATGCCAGTAAGTCTAGAGGAGATGTTTGAATGAACGAGTGGTTAGTTTTTATAGTAATGTTTACCTTTATAATAATGGAGACTATTTTATATGTCAGTTAGAAAAAAGTTTATTAAAGTTAGTTTTCAGAAAGAAGGCATACACAAATGGCCTGATGCAAAGGATGTTCCTGGTGTAGAGTTTTTACAATATCCACACAGACATATCTTTCACTTCTATGTTACGTTAGAAGTTATGCACGACAATAGGGAAGTAGAATTCATTTTATTTAAAAGAGAAATAGAAGGTTTATACGAAGCAGGCTTCCTAGAACTAGACTACCAGTCATGTGAGATGATGGCTGAAAGTCTTATAAATTATATAGAAGAATATTATCCTAATAGAGCTACTCAAGTAGAAGTGTATGAGGATAATGAAAACGGGGCAATCGTACAAAATGATTTATTTAATTGATCTTGAGTATGTCGAGACAAGATATACATCACAATGGAAAACAGAATTTCCACAATCAATAGCGGACCAAACAGGACAAGACATAACAGTTATAGAAGGACCTGTTATAGAGTCTGATGTTTCCTCAGGATCTTTTTTAGATTTTGCCACCACTAACATATACAAGTCAGAACAAACAAAACTTTTAGCACAATTCTTTGCAGAAGGCAAGATAAAAGATGGAGATCATTTTGTATTTGCTGACGCTTGGCATCCAGGTATCTTAAATTTAAAATATATGATATCTTTATTGGGTTATGATGTTACAACACATGGACTTTGGCATGCAGGAAGTTATGATGCTAATGATTTCTTAGGTAGAAACATAGGACCAGTACCTTGGGTAAGGTATGCAGAGTTAGCAATGTTCGATGCGTTTGATAAAAATTATTTCGCTAGTCAATTCCATATAGGAATGTTTGCTAGTGTTATGGCACCTGATCCTTCACAACAAGAATATTTACAAAGTAAAATGGTTAGAACAGGCTGGCCAATGGAATATTTAAAACCAACCATTGATAGAGATACAATGGGTGTAGAGAAACAAGATCTAATATTGTTTCCACACAGAAATGCACCAGAGAAACAGTTAGAAATATTTAAAGACTTAGAAGTTGCACTTCCTGAATATGATTTTATGAATTGTTCGGAGTTTAATTTAAAGAAAGAAGACTATCACTTGTTATTAGGACAAGCAAAGATGGTATTCAGTGCTAACTTACAGGAGACATTAGGCATATCTTGTTATGAAATTATGATAACAGGCGGCATACCTTTTGTTCCAAACAGACTTTCCTATATGGAAATGTATGATGATGTGTTTAAATATCCTTCAGACTGGACAGAGAATTGGGAACAGTATCAAGCCAACAAGTTTGGTTTAAAAAATAGAATTAAATATTTAATGGAAAATTATAACTTGCCTGAGATACAAGGCGCATTAAATACTAATAGAGAAAAACTTGAGAAGCATTACTTCTCGGCAACAAACTTATATCAGGAGTTAATATGAACAGACCAGATCCGTATATAGATTATAAACACTATTCAACAAAAACATATGGCCACGAAGAAGGCTTATCAGCAGTTTTTAGACAACATGCAGCAACGCACAGTCATTGTAGTTTACTACATGGTTACGCTTTGTCGTTTAGTTTTAAATTTGGTTGTGATCGTTTAGATAATAAGAATTGGGTAGTGGATTTTGGAGGCTTGAAGGACTTAAAAGCATGGTTAAAAAATAACTTTGATCATAAACATGCAGTTGATAAAGACGATCCTGCATTACAAGATTTTTTAAAGCTAGAAGAAAAAGGATTAACAGAAGTAGTAGTTATGAATGGTGTTGGCTGTGAGAAGTTTGCAGAGCAAGCATTCCATTTTGCTAATGACTTGGTAAAAGAATTAACAGGAGGGCGATGCTATTGTGTCGCTTGTGAAGTAAGGGAACATGGGGCTAATTCAGCAATATACGAGGGCTAAATATGAAAGTAGCTCTAGTTACAGACACCCACTTTGGTGCCAGATCAGACAATTTATCTTTTGATAATTTCTTTGCTAAGTTCTACGACGATTATTTCTTCCCTCACTTAGAAGAGCAAGGGATAAAAACTATATGTCATTTAGGTGACGTATTTGATAGACGGAAATATATTAATTATAATATACTCCAGTCTTGTAAAAGGTATTTCTTTGACAAGGCACGTGATTTAGGTATTGAAATACATATGATACCTGGCAACCATGATACTTATTTTAAGAATACAAATGAAGTAAACTCTCCTAGTTTATTGTTAGGAGAATACAATAATATAACAATATACGAAGACCCTACCGAGGTACAACTTGATAGGGAAAAGGTATTGTTCTTACCATGGATATGCACAGATAATTATGAACACACAATGGAAACAATTAAAACAACAGACGCAACGACATGCTTCTCGCATTTGGAACTCACAGGCTTTCTCCTGGTTCCTGGAATGCCTAACCTTCACGGCATGGACGCTAGTATTTTTAGTCAATTTGACCTTGTTGTTAGCGGCCACTTTCATCACCGCCATAGTCGAGGGAACGTTACTTATATGGGAAACCCTTACGAAATTACTTGGTCTGACTACAACGACCCCAGAGGCTTCGCTATTTATGACACGGGTAAAAGATCTTTGGTATATTACAATAACCCATTTAGACTCTTCCACAAAATCTATTACGACGACTCCCATTTTGAAGGTGTTAATGACATCAGCAATTTTGATTTCGATACTGTCACTGGTGGTAGTGTTAAGCTAATAGTAAGTAAGAAGACAGACTTCAAAAGGTTTGATCATTTTGTAGATAAGCTATATCAATGTAACTTAATTGACTTAAAAATTATAGAAGACTTCTCAGAGTTTGAGGACGAAGCTATAGGTGAAGATGTAAACTTAGAAGATACAATGACACTATTAAAAGAATACGTTGACGTTGTTGAAACAGATCTATCAAAACAAAGGATCAAAAATCTGTTGCAGAGCCTTTATATAGAGGCTCAAGATACTATATGATAACATTTAAGAATATAAGATGGAAAAATTTTCTGTCTACAGGCAACGCATGGACAGAAATACAGTTTGATAAATCTCCCAGCACATTAATTGTTGGTGAGAATGGTAGTGGAAAATCTACAATGTTAGATGCTTTAACCTTTGCCTTATTCAATAAGCCATTCAGAAACGTATCCAAACCTCAGTTAGTTAATTCAATCAACGGAAAAAAATTAATGGTTGAAATTAATTTTGACATTGGTAAAAGAAACTATTTAATACGACGAGGTGAATTGCCTAAAGTATTTGAGATAGAAGTAAACGGTATTAAGTTGGATAAAGATGCCAACATAAGAGACTTTCAAAAATATCTAGAAGAGAATATTTTAAAATTAAATTACAAATCATTCACACAGATTGTAATGTTAGGGAGTGCATCGTTCACTCCTTTTATGCAACTACATTTAGGAGCTAGGCGAGAGATCATAGAAGACATATTAGATATTACTATATTTACTTCCATGAATAAAGTTCTTAAAAATAAGATAACGACTTTAGAAAATCAAATTAGAATACTAGAAGGTCAAGTAGATGTAGCTAAACAAAAGGCGACTCTCCAAGAATCATATATAAAGACATTAGAAGACGATAAAAAGTCTAAAGTAGAAACAATAGCATTAGCAATTAGGGAGGCAGAAGATGCGATCGAGACGGCGAGTGGCTTTGCGAAGAGCACAACAATCGAGAAGAAGGCAATGGGTGATGTACTTGAGAAAAAGAGCAGACTCGAAGAATACAAAAGAAAATTTACCCTCCAAATTAGTAACTGCAGAACAGACTTAAACTTCTTTCATGACAATGACGAATGCCCCACGTGTCAGCAAGGGATAGCTCATGATCACAAGGAAGTGATGACAGCTAGAGATGAAGAAAAGATTAATGAATTACAAATAGCTTTAGATGAATTAGAAGAAAAGTATGTTGAAGTAGAAGCCTTGGTTGAAAAGGTATTTGAATTAGATCAAAAGATAATGGAACACAATAACGAAAGTATTACACAACAAAGAATATTACAACGATTACAGTTAGAACTTGCTGACACACAAAATAAAGTAGGTGATATAACTAAGGAGAGAACAAAATTAAAAACCTTAGCTAAGGATGCTATGTCAAAACAACAAGACAAGATAAAAATGACAGAGGAAGGACACTATTATGAAGTAGCACAGTCCCTTTTAAAAGATTCTGGTATTAAAACTAAGATAATTAAAGCCTATTTGCCAATCATAAACAAATTAGTTAATAAATACCTAGCAGCCATGGACTTTTTTGTTCAGTTTGATTTAGATGAGACGTTCAAAGAAACAATTAAATCCAGGTTTAGAGATAAATTTAGTTACGCATCGTTTAGTGAAGGAGAGAAACAAAGAATAGACTTAGCGTTAGTATTTACTTGGAGAACAATAGCCAAGATGAAAAACAGCGCTAGTACAAACATTTTATTATTAGATGAAGTGTTTGATAGTTCGTTGGACACAGATGGAACCCAATATGTTATGCAACTATTAGAAACTATTGGTAACGATACCAATGTATTCGTAATATCTCACAAGGGAGACCAACTATTCGATAAATTTAGATCGGTAGTTAAGTTTGAAAAGAAACAAAATTATAGCATAATAGTATGATAACAATATATGGAAAACCGAGATGTAGTTTTTGTAAGAACGCTATATCATTATGTGAACGTTTGAATTTAGAATATGAATACAAGTTACTAGATGCAGACTACACAGCAGAAGAATTATTTAAATTGGTACCAGAGGCAAGAACATTTCCTCAGGTATTCATAGACGGCAAGCCCATTGGTGGGTTTGTTGAACTTAAAAACATACTGCAACAAGGAGCAGGATAATGGAAGAAATGGTAACACTTGCGTCAAAGTCAGTGGAGTTTGATGAAGACTCTTACATGCCTTTACCACCGAGTTTACGAATTGGGGACAGTGATGTCCATGGACAAGGATTGTTCGCGAAAGAAGACATAAAACAAGGGACAGACTTAGGTTTATCTCATGTGTTTGTCATGCACGATTGGGACGGAGAGAAATGGGGCGATAAATATTGGGAACGTACTCCACTAGGAGGATTTATAAATCATAGTGAGACACCAAATATATTTGCAGAGATCGAAGGTCCTAAAGCGCATTTCTTTACCACTGAAAATATAAAAGCAGGAGAGGAGTTATTTATTAAATATGAAAAAGACACCTACAAGCATCTCGGAAAAGATGCAGGATGAATTAGAACCCATTCTTTTAGATGGAAATGGAATCGAGAGATATAAGTCTCCGGAAATTAAATCTGCTGATGAGTTAGAGTTATTAAAGTTTAATGATCCTTTCTTAAGTAGAGTTCCAGCACCATTTCGTTTTGAAGATATGGATGAACATGGTGGGTTAGATCCTAAAGAAATTAAATCAAGACTACTCGAGGTTATGTACCGCGATGGTGGTGTTGGTTTGTCTGCTAATCAAGTAGGCATTAATGCTGCTTGTTTCGTATTAGGAAACGGCAAAGGAGACTTTGAAAAGATTTTTATTAACCCTAAAATAATAGGTGTCGGCCCTGAACAAGAGTCTATTAGAGAAGGCTGTCTATCTTTTCCAGGACTTTACTTAATGGTTAAAAGACCAACCTCTTGTGCCATACAATACTTTGATGAAGAAGGAGAAGAGATAGCAGAAGAGTATTCAGGTGTCTCCGCTCGTGTAATATTACATGAGTTTGACCACATGCTAGGTCAGAACTTTACTATGAGAGTTACTAGAGTTAAATTAGAACGTGCCCTTAAAGCCTTGCAGAAGAAGGTTAAGAAACACCAAAGGAAGAACACCTAGTTTTTTCTTACATAAATAAGTATAAAGGAGACAATTATGGCAAACGAATTTGATTTTGGTTTTACCGCCGTTGATGAGGTACCTTCCGAGGCACCTGCACAACCAACTGCTCCTTCCATTGACGAAGATAAAATAATGGATAAGCTTCAACAACTAGAAGCTAAAATTTTAAATGCAGATAATTCTGGTATGGTCAACGAACATAGATCGTTAATCGAAAGTGATGTGGCTACCAAACTTCGTGATGTAGAAGATCTTGTACTTCCTCTACTTTACAATTTGCAAAAGAATCCTGAAAAGGAATATATACATTGGCCAAATAGAACGGCAATCATTGACAAACAAATTGAAAGGATAAAGGCAATAACAAGATATTATGAGCGAATCTAAACCAATACAAACCCCACCACCAAACGCGAGCAACGCTTATGAAAAGCCAGTTGCTCGTATATTTGATTTTTATATATCAGGCGACATAACACAGGCAAAAGACTATCAAGATTGGAATCAGTTGATGAGGAATTCAACTGAGAATGATGCAGTCATTATACATATAAATTCTAATGGAGGAGATATATTTACAGCTATTCAGTTGATGAGAACAATATCTGATAGCCCAGCAACTATTATAGCATCCGTAGAAGGTATGTGTATGTCAGCAGCTACTCTAATATTTTTATGTGCTGATGTATGTGAAGTCTCAGAACATAGTCACTTCATGTTCCATACTTACAGTTCAGGTAACTGGGGCAAAGGAAACGAACAATTAGCCTCAGTTATTGCAGATGATAAATGGGCTAGACATTTATTTAATTCAGTTTACAAAGGATTCTTAGACAAACAAGAAATAAATGACATGATAGATGGGAAAGACTTTTGGATGGACCCAACAGAAGTTAAGAAAAGATTAGATAAAAGAAATAAAGTGGCCAAGAAAATAAGATCAAAGAAACCAAAAACGTTATTAAGAGGCAAGAGTGAACAAAAAAAGTAAATGGATAGCAATAGTCTTAATAGCTATTGCTTTGGTAGCATTCTCACAGTCTGCAGGAGCCGATATATGTTGGTATGCAGAAGGAGCTATATGTAAAGAGTCGTTATGAGGAAGTTTATTATAATGTTGTTAGTGCTATTTCCTACTATAGCATTAGCAGAAGTAGAAGAAACAATAGTAGTAGGAGCAAAGGTTTCTGAGGGATATTCAGATCCAGCACACGACAACTCAGCAATAGAGGCAGTTGAATCAACAAAAGTATATACTCCTGGCGGCCCAGGGGGCTTTGCAGCAGTAGGTTTAAACGGCACAGACTCAAAACATACAGCAGTATATAGAAACGGGATACCCGTTAACGATCCAGCTTCAGGGTGGTATGATTTCGGAATAGACTTACCTACATGGCAAGACTATAAGAAAATCACAGGACCTAATGGTGTATTGTTTGGAAGCTCCTCAATGGCAGGAACAATTCTTATAGAAGATACATTTGAAAAACATGTCTTTTATAAAGGGAGTGATAGCTCACAGTTCATAACAGGTGGCAACGAGTGGTTTCAAATAGCAAGGTATAAAGGATCAATAGGCTCTGTTAAAACAACAAACACAGAAGAAGATTGGTATGATAATACAACACTTAAAACCAAAGCAAATTATGCTGGCTTCGATGTTGTTATGGTGTCTCAAGATTACTCTTACGATTATGATGATTGTCTACCTAGTCCTATTGAATATAATGATTGTAATCAATCTGGATATAAAACAGATATATCTATTAGAAATGATTGGCTTACAGTAGGCTATAATTTAAACAGCGCTCAACATAATACAGGCTGGGGAGCTAAAAGTTCTAGACTATTTGCAGATGCGAAGTACAAATATAAGAATTTCTTAGCAGGTGTGACAGCCCAACAATCAGATTACGACTACTACTTTAGATCTCCTATCCCTGTAAGATATAACGCCTGGAGATCAGGAGTCTATTTTAATTGGCACACAGAACAGAAGGCACTAGAAAGATCTTCTGTAATTCCATATAAACTTGGAGTAGGATATCGTTTTGAAGATGATGTTCAAACAGGTAGAGTAGGTATAGAAGTAAAAGATTTTAGAGTTTCATTAGGAAATAGTTATAGGATTCCAAATTTATACGAACGTTATGGTGATGCATTAGTAAAACCTAATCCACTTTTAAATGCTGAGAAAGGAGTGGGACTAGAAGTTGGTTGGAAAGACATTACAATTTGGCATTATGATTTTAGTGATGGAATAGATTTTAATTTCAGTGATTATCAATACATCAACACAGGCAAATATAAATCCCAAGGCATTAATTTCACCAAGTCATTCCAGAACTTTAAAATGATGTTGAAGTACACAGATACAGATAAGATCCAAGCAGCCAAGTATAAGACTAGATTAACCTACTCAAACATGTTTGGAAAATTAGACTATGGCCTATCATATATAGGTGAGTTTGATAAAGGATTGGATTGGGCGGGCCGTCCTATAGATAATGTATCAACATTAGACCTAACCCTGGGTTACTATTTAGGACCCAGATACAGGGTAGGGTTACAAGTCAGAGACGTTTTCAACAAACGGTTCGAAATATTGCCAGAATATAGTGCTGGTGGACGAGAATTCCTCATATCTTTTGACTTAAGCATGTAAGTCCTTGATTTTAGCAAAAAGAGTGATCACTCTTTTGTAATATCGCTTGACTCTTGGTTCGTAAGAGTGCATAATACATGTATATTAAATAAAAAGTGAGGACTTTTAATTGAACCAAATACAATCCAAATCAATACTAGCAAAATGTTTAGCAACAGAAGACATTTCAATAGTACATGATCCTAAAATGCCAACTGCGGCATTTGATGTTAAAGCTAGGACTTTATACCTTCCACTTTGGAAGAAGATGTCTTCACCACTTTATGACTTATTCATTGGCCATGAAGTAGGACATGCTCATGAAACACCTGCAGAAGGATGGCATGACGCAGTATGTGATAACAAGGCTATGAAAAACTTCCTTAACGTGGTTGAAGATGTAAGGATTGAACGTAAGGTTAAAGAAAGATATCCTGGATTGGTTAGTAGCTTTTTCAAAGGCTATAAAGAATTAGTTGATGGAGACTTTTTTGGAATAAAAGATTTAGACATCAACAAACTCCCATTAATTGATAGAGTGAACTTACATTATAAAGTAGGCCACATGATGGGTGTCGTATTTAGTGATGAGGAAAAAGATTTAGTAGACAGAATTTATAATACTGAAACTTGGGAAGACGTTGAACGTTTGGCAAATGAATTGTTTGAAGCCAATCAGAAAGACTTGGAAGAGAAAAAAGACGAACTTGAATCAATGATTGATCAAATGATGCCTGATAGATTCCAACAAGATGATGATGGCGAACAGATGGAACAAGGTGAAAGCCAGCAATCACAAGAACAAACAGAAGAAAAACCAGACATCAATGAAGTAGAATCAGATAGTTATGGTACTCCAGTAGATCCAGATGAGTATGAAAATGAAACTGAAGAAGAGGAAGACGCTAGACTTGAAGCTGAGCGTGAAGAAAAACAAAAGAAAAGAGACGAAGAATACGAAAGATGGTTAGCGATGACTCCCGAAGAGAGACAAGCTGAAGAAGATGCTAAAAAAGAAGCAGCTGAACAATTAAAAAAGGACAAAGAACTTAAAGAAAAATTAGATAAGCTTCAAGAGGCATTGGAAACTGGAGAATCATTTAGTGATAACAGTTTTAGAGCCAACGAAAAAGAATTAGTTGATCAGGACGCATCCACTCTTGTATATGTTAAGGCACCAAATTTAAATCCAGAAGATTTTATAGTCCCAATGAACGAATTATATGATTGGGCGGAATCAATTGACTTACAACAAGGTTACAGAGACAAAGACGGTCGTTGGCAAGAGCGTACAATACCTGTTAATGAAGTGTATGACGTAGCTACTAAGTCTTATGAGACGTGGAACAGAACACAGACTCCAATTATTAATAGTATGGCACAACAATTTGAGCTTAGAAAAGCAGCAACTGCTTATCAGAAAACCTCAGAAGCCAAGACAGGCAAGTTGAATGAGGATAAACTTTGGGCTTATAAAGTAACAGAAGATTTATTCCAAAGAGCTTTATTAGTACCCAACGGTAAAAACCATGGCATCCTAATGTTCGTAGACTTATCAGGAAGTATGTACAAGAACATGTCAGGAACAGTAGATCAAATGATGACAGTGGCAGCATTTTGTAGGAAGGTCAACATTCCATTTGATGTATATGGTTTTAGTACAAGCGGAATTAATGATCGTTACAGTGATGAAGAAAAAGCTAACCACTGGTACACTAAGCAAAGAGAAGCAATTAAGACTGCTGAAGACGGACAAATGATAGTTGACAACAGCAGTTTTTGCTTGGTCCACATGTTGTCCTCACTATGTTCAAAGAATGAATACTTAAATGCAATGAAGTATTTAACAGTTATCAAATGTGGTTGGGATCACAGAAGATACTACAATGACTATAGCGAGAATGAGTATTGGGGCTATATTAAAAACAGACATTTTAGTTTAGGTAGCACACCTCTTAACTCAGCAATTATTGTTGGTAAGGAAGTGGCAAAAAGATTTAGAAAAAGATATAACGTTGAAATATTAAGTACAATATTTTTAACAGATGGTGGAGCAACAGACAGCTTAGGTTATGTAAGTAGGAAAGATTATAAAGGTGAGCCAATGGAGCCTAGGGCTAGAAGCATTTATGATGAAAAGGTTGCAATTAAAGATGGTAGTGCAACAATAATTCTTGATTGTGGAAAAGTAAGCAGGTACTCAAGAAACGAAATGTCTACTCCAACATTGTTAGAGTGGTACCAACAAACCACAGGATCAAGATTAATAAACTTCCATATTATTGATGGTAAGAAAAATGCCTTTTGGAATGAGTTCGTTAAGAATGAATGGATGGACAGCAATGATCCAGATCATTATACAAACAGCTGGCCTTCACACGAATGGAGTTCAACTGATTGGAAAGGTTGTTTAAAGGATAAGTTTATGATGGTTGAAGACAAATTTGGATTTGATCAAAGGTTCCTAATGAAAGGAGCAGATGATCTTAAAATCAAAAACCAAGAATTGGAAGTAAAATCCAGTAAGAAAGGCGATTTGATGAGAGGATTTAGAGCTTTTAACAAAGGAAAAACAAGTCAGAGACTGTTCCTTAACAAAATCATAGAGTTAGTAGCATGAATCTTTTAATAAAAAGGTTGACTCTTGGTTCAAAAGGGTTCATAATATACAGTATAAATTAAATTAAGTGAGGAAATAATTTATGAAACAAGAAGATAGAGCAAGATTACAGGAAGAACTAGAAGCCAATGATAATGGCACAGGTGTTTTTACCCGTAAGCAAATTATGGAAATAGCTACTGGCTTAGGAATTGGTTTTCCAGCCTGGCTACTTAACAAACCAACCTACAAAGTGGACAGAGGTGTTTATAATCTAGCACCCATGTTTCAAGGTTCAGGTATGGCAGCAGTTCAAACAGCTCCAGTGGCAGCTCCTAGAGTTCCACTTGAAGTAGTTGAAACACAGCTCCCAGCAGAGCTTGTCCAAGCTAAACTTAAAGTTGAAGTCGAGGACTTAATTGTAGCGAAGGATAAAACATTCGTACCGTTTGGTTTTTATAAAGATTTGAAAAAGGTGTTACAAGGTAACATGTTTTATCCAATATTCATTAGTGGCTTATCAGGTAATGGTAAAACCACAATGGCTGAACAAGTATGTGCAGCTCTTAAAAGAGAAGCCATACGAGTAAATGTTAGTATTGAAACTGATGAGGACGATTTGATCGGTGGCAATACTCTAATTGACGGTAACGTTGTGTATAGAGAAGGGCCCGTCCTCACCGCGATGAAGCGGGGCGCTGTTCTCATTCTTGATGAAATTGATAGGGGTTCAAACAAGTTGATGTGCTTACAAGCCATCCTTGAGGGGAAGCCTTATTTCAACAAGAAGACAGGCGAAACCGTTACTCCTGCTCCCGGCTTCAACATAGTGGCAACCGCCAATACGAAGGGTCGAGGATCAGATGATGGCAAATTTATAAGTGCCAACATACTCGACGAAGCATTCCTAGAAAGGTTTGCGATCACCGTGGAGCAGGAGTACCCTACAATGGCTACGGAAAAGAAAATAGTTATCAAGAAAATGGAAAGAGTGAACAATGTAGACGAAGGTTTTGCAACTCACTTAGTTACTTGGTCCGACGTAATAAGAAAAACTTACTACGAAGGAGCTATTGATGAGCTAATTTCAACACGTAGATTGGAGCACATCGTTAACGCTTATGCAGTTTTTGGAGACAAAAAGAAAGCAGTTCAACTATGTGTCAACAGATTTGATGATGATACTAAACAAGCATTCATTGATTTGTACACCAAGGTTGATCCAACAGTAGAACTTGATGATAATACTGAAAAGGAACAGGAGATTCATGAAGACTTTGAAATCGAAGACGATGACTAAGCCAGAGTATAAGTTTAACGAAGGGGAGCTCATAGACGAGCTCCGTCGTTACATCGACGCAACATACGGCAACGGACATTACTCCTCAGATAAATTTCAGGCAACTGAATTTATTATTGATGGAGGACATGGAATAGGATTTTGTATAGGAAACATCTTAAAGTATGCACAAAGATATGGCAAGAAAGGAACACCAGAAGATGCCAGAGCAGACTTACTTAAGGTCCTACACTACGCAATAATTGCCTTAAATGTACATGACAATTAGGTATTTATTCAACCATTCAGGCCTGCTTAGCAGGCCTTTTCTTTATAAATAAGAGTAATAAGCAGTATAAACTAGAATTTTGGAGTAAGAAATGGCATATACACGAACAGTTACATTGACAAGACCTAATACAGGTGTTGAAATACCTAAGGTTTCTGATTCACATCCTGATCATGACATTGTAGTTAGAAATAAATATGATGCAGCAGGAGTTACGAAAACATATACATGGTCCGGTGATGAGTTAACCCTCACAGTAGAAGGAACAACAGCAGACAAAGCAGCATTCGATGCTATCCTGACAGAGCTAAACGCACTACCAGATGAAGCAGCTGCAAACACAGCATACAAAGCGGCTTGCCAAGCAGCAAACGTTACATGCGTGATAACAGATAGTGAAGGAGAAACTTTCGCTAGTTTTTAATAGTTAGGAGTTATATTATGGAGTTTGGTGAGAGAATCACGTACGAATTAAAAGACGATCACGTCGCCGTTTTAACAATAAACGGAGTAGGTCCAATGAATATCTTAGACAGGGCCTATTACCCAGGATACAATGACGCCATTGTTCATTTCAGAGATGAAGATGAAGCAAGGGTTCTCGTCATTACAACAGACAAAGATCACTTCAGTGCAGGAGCCGATGTTAAAACAGGCTTCAGAGACATTTCATCTGGCATGAGCAATATGCTAACAGACGGTGACATGGTTACACCTAAACCAATTATATCAGCAATAAAAGGAGTTTGTATTGGTGATGGGTTTGGTGTCTTGTTAGCAAGCGATTTTGTTTTCGCAGATAAAAATAGTAAATTTGCCTGTCCAGAAACTAAATTAGGATTCAATGCTGTAACAATGCAGGTTAAATTGACACAAAGGATAGGTCATAATAGAACAATGGAATTTATGATGGGCGAAGTCTATGATGTTGAATGGTTAGATAAAGTAGGCCTATGTAATAAGATTTGTGATGGTGATGTTTATGAACAAGCAATGGCATACGCACATAAAATTGCTAATTTCAATGGGCCTATAGCTGTTCGAGGAACTAAAGGTTCTATTTGGCATACAGTAAATTCTAATATGGACGAGGCAGTATCTTATGCAGAGTGGGCTCTGGAGATGCAAATTGAATCAAAAGATCTTCATGAAGGCCTTGCTGCATATTTAGAGAAACGTCCACCAAAGTTCATTAATGAATAACGTTCCCTTATATAAAGTAACACTAGGAAAACATGGCTTGATATCATATCAAGCAGATCCTAATGAGGAATATAGATGGATGTTGCACGAGTCGTTTGAATGGTTCAGTAAAGCAAAAGAAAAATACGGACCAACGTGGAAGTATTATGATAACGATACCGTTGATCCAGTTACTTACAAATTTGATTCACTTGGTTTCAGATCTGATCGTGAAATAACAGACTTGCCTGATGAATGGATCTTATGTTCTACAGAATGTGTTGGTGTTGGTCCAGGATTACATTCGAGAGATCTATTTCAAAACATTTTAGAAGAAAGAACAGGCATTCCTTTTTATAACGCATCAACTTATGGTGGCAGATTAGAGGCCATACCTTTTAATTTTTTACAGTTAAGTAAGCTCTGGAGAACACCACCCAAGCATATCTTATTAGCTGGTTCACAAAATTCAACAGGCGTATCAGTAGGTGTGCCAGGAGTACCGGTTAATATAAAGAATATAGATTACATTCCAGCAGCAATCCGTGCTAGGCATACATCAGGTGATGAAAAAGATCTTCTCTTTTTATATCAATCAATGGGTATAGCGAAGTGGCATCATATGTTAATGATGAAAACAATAATTAGGCTTGCTGAGCATTGGAACATACCTGTCACATGGATCAACGGAACATCAGATACATTAGAAGATATGTCTAAAGAATCCTCATCTAATCTAGTAGATGATGAACTTCATATTATCCATCACTTCATGGCTGGGATTGGAATTACATTAACAGGCGATCCTGAGACAGATTTAAATACAATGAGTGATATGATATTAAAACCAATGGAAGATAAGATCCCACCCCCAGGCGCTACCGTAGAGCAGGTAAGTAGAGACCTTTTACATCCAGGTGCGTCAGTACATTTGGCTCTTGCAGACAAAGTAGAATTCGAATTAGATGCTTTTGGTACTCTTAACAGTTGATTGCTGGTTACATAGAGTCTATAATAGTAGCATAATAAAAAATAAATCTTTGGAGATATATTATGAAAATAAGCACAGGAACCCTTGATATACTCAAGAACTTTGCGACAATAAACACGAACATTCTAGTTCGTGAAGGGAATACATTATCTACAATTAGCACAGGCAAAAATATATTTGCAAGAGCTGAATTGTCAGATACTTTTCCAACAGAGTTTGCAATCTATGATTTAAATAGTTTGCTTTCACTACTAACCCTTATGGAAGATACTAATGTGGACTTTCAAGAAGAAAGTTTAAAAGTTAGTAAAGGCACATCTGTCTTTGAATACTACTATGCAGACCCTAACATTATAGTTAGTGCACCTGATAAAAGTATTGAAGTAGATAACTTCTTCCAGTTTGACTTTACTAAAGATGACGTTGACATGATTTTAAAGGCAGCAGCTATTACAGCAGCTCCTATGCTAAGTGTTGTTGGCGACAAGAAAGAAGTAGTAGTAACAGTTAGTGATCCTAGCACACCTAAGTCTAATAGTTTTAGGCAAGTAATAGGCACCACTGACAAAGAGTTTGATGCTAGACTAGCAATAGAAAACTTTAAGGTAATCCCTGGAAGTTATAGCGTTACACTTTCACAAAAGAAATTTATGTTTCTAGAAAGTAGTAAGGGCGAATTAAAATATTGGTTAGCATTAGAACGTTCATCACAAATATAGGAGTATTATATGAATGAAGACAATTTAGAGGTAACTCTAAGAGAAGCCACCAACGGATGGATCGTTGAGTTTAATAAGTTTGGTGAGACAATAGAGTACATCTTTACTCGTCCAAACCCAGCAATATCACTTGTTAGAAAAGTAATGAAGGGTGAGTTGGATATATTTAATAAGGACGAAATCGATGAGTAATTTACCAGCAGAGATTCCTCAAGCAACATTCCATAAAAGAGTAATGTTGACTTCGGGTGAAGAGAAGTGGGTCACACTACAAACAGATACTCTTTTTAAAGATAAGACAGTAATAGTTTTTGGATTACCAGGAGCCTTTACACCTACCTGTTCAGGAGAACAGCTTCCAGGATTTGAAAATCTGTATCATGAGTTTAGAAAACAAGGCATAGATGACATCTATTGCATTAGTGTTAATGATACATTCGTTATGGACGAGTGGAGAGATAAACAGGCCATTGTAAATACTAAATTGATACCAGATGGTAGTGGTGAGTTTACAATCAAAATGGGCATGGATGTTCGGAAAGATAACTTAGGTTTTGGAATGAGGTCCTGGAGATACGCAGCAGTGGTAACTGATGGAACAATAATCAAGTCATTTGTTGAAGAAGGTTTCCAAGACAATGCTGAAGACGATCCTTATGATGTTAGTAGGCCTGAAAATGTATTAGAGGCCGTAAAAGAAGCAGCATCTGAGGTAGCGATCATGTCTGACGAGTATGATAGTGTCGGTACTAATATAGAGTTGAACTTCTCAGATACGACCTCTGTTAAGGAGAAATTCGGTTAGACCCTTTTCTGGCGGAAAAAAATCAAAGAAATTTTGGAGCAAAAAAAGTAAATCATGAATCCTGAACAATTTTTGTGGGTTGAGAAATATCGTCCACATACCATAGAAGACTGTATTTTACCTGATGAAGTAAAAACTACATTTCAGCAGTTTATTGCTAAAAAGGAAATACCTAACTTACTATTAACTGGTTCAGCAGGAACTGGTAAAACCACCCTCGCGCGTGCATTATGCGAAGAACTTGGTTGTGACTATATAGTTATTAATGGCTCAGATGAAGGTAGACAGATAGATACCCTAAGAACTAAAATACGAGGCTTTGCATCAGCAGTGTCTTTTGAGGGCAAAACTAAGGTAGTTATACTCGACGAGGCTGACTATTTGAACAGAGAGAGTGTCCAACCGGCACTACGGGCGTTCATAGAGACGTTTTCGTCGAATTGTAGGTTTATCTTTACATGTAACTATATAAATAGAATTATTACACCGTTGCACAGTAGAACGACTGTAGTGGACTTCAAAATAGCACCCTCAGACCGCCCTGTGTTAGCCTCTAAGTTTATGGAAAGGATGAAACATATCCTTACTAATGAAGGTATTGAGTACAATGAGAAGGTGTTAGCTGAGCTCCTAATGAAGTATTTTCCTGACTATCGTAGGGTCATAAATGAGCTACAAAGGTACTCAGTAGCAGGAAAAATAGATGAGGGTGTACTAAGTAACTTCCAAGAAATCAACGCTAAGCAGCTCATAGAGAGCCTAAGGGAGAAGGATTGGAAGAAGATGAGGCAGTGGGTAGCCAACAATGTGGATACTGACCCTCAGGGTATATTTAGACAGATATATGATACTCTATTACCTGAGATTAAGTCAATTCCACAGTTAGTTCTGCTAATAGCCGATTATCAATATAAAGCGGCATTTGTGGCAGATCAGGAAATTAACCTTACTGCATGTTTGACAGAAATAATGGCGAATGTGGAATTTGCATGACAAAAGATTATAATGAAGCAGGAAAAGCAACTGCTAGAATAGACATTCGTGTTCCTGAGAAGTTAAAAGAGGAATTAAAAGCAGAAGCTAAAAAACGTAAAATTTCTATAACTGAGCTTTTGCTCGAAAGTTACAGGGAATCTAAAGAGAAAGATTTTGGCTTTAATTAGAGGAAACAAGAATGAGAACCTTATTAGCTGTAATTACAGTTACAGTATTGTTGGTGTTTGCCAGCAAAGTGTATGCTGATGATATAACCTACGTTGATGACGTTTCATCAATAATTAATAATAATTGTGTTGTATGCCATCGTCAAGGTGGAATAGGTCCAATGAGTTTTGAGTCTTATGATGAAGTAAGACCTTGGGCACCCTTAATACAACTCAAAGTATCAACAAGAGAGATGCCACCATATGCGTACGATCATGGTATAGGCGTTCAAGACTTACAAGGCGATTGGAGACTATCTCAAAATGATATTGACATGGTAGTCAATTGGGTAAGAGCTGGCTCTCAGTATGGTAACAAAGATATTATATTACAACCACCTGAATTAAGGGATTTAGATGGATGGAACTTTGCACCAGACTTTGGAGAACCTAACTTAGTAATTGCATCAGTACCTGTAGACATTCCAGCCAATGGAAATGATATGTGGAGCAAACATCTTGTTCCTTCTGGTGTCACAGAGGATAGATGTATTAAGGCAGTACAAGTCAAACCAAGAGGTGAAGCTAGAGCTGTAGTCCATCACGCTAATTCTAATCTAATATTAGATAACGAACAACAAGGTGGAATGCTTACTGAATATGCAATGGGTAAGTGGGGAGAGTTAGTCCCTGAAGGAGTCTGTAGAACATTTCCAGCAAATGCACAAGTTCGTTGGGATATTCACATGTTCCCAGGCGGAGTAGGAGCTACTGCGCAAGGAGAAATGGTTAAGGATAACGTTGTTGAAATTGGACTATGGTTCCATGAGCCTGGCTTTGAGCCAAAGTATAAACAGGATTTAAGTTTATATAGGCTAGGAGATCAGGCTGATATAGTTATCCCACCTAATGGGTATTACATGACACAAGGGTTTAAATCTTTTGATCACCCTGTAAGAATAGATAGTTGGCAACCACACGGACATTTAAGAATGAACGCAGCTAGTTTGGAGATTTTCCATCCAGCAACAGGACGTACAGAAGAAGTGAGCCAAGTATCAAATTGGAGCGCAACTTGGCATCACAGCCATATATTTGCTCCAGCGGCCGCACCGTTGGTTCCAGCAGGATCAGTTTTAATAATGAAACAATGGTACGACAACACAAGCGACAATCCTAATAATCCAGACCCAGATCAATGGGTAGTTGGTGGTAGTAGAACGGGAGATGAGATGACTCATAACTGGATGGCTGTTACCCATTTGGATGA